ATGCTCACCGTTAAGCAGATTGAAGCAGCAAAGCCGAAAGAAAAACCATACCGCCTACTCGATGGTAATGGCCTGTACCTTTATGTCCCTGTATCAGGGAAAAAGGTATGGCAGCTTCGCTACAAGATTGACGGTAAGGAGAAAATCCTGACCGTCGGAAAATATCCGCTTATGACTTTGCAGGAGGCAAGGGATAAGGCATGGACTGCGAGGAAAGACATCTCGGTTGGCATCGATCCGGTAAAGGCGAAAAAGGCTTCGTCTAACAACAATTCCTTTAGCGCCATTTACAAGGAATGGTACGAGCACAAGAAGCAAGTCTGGTCAATAGGCTATGCAACTGAACTTGCAAAAATGTTTGATGACGACATTTTACCTATCATCGGCGGTCTTGAAATTCAGGATATTGAGCCGATGCAACTGCTGGAAGTAATCCGCAGATTTGAAGATCGCGGTGCAATGGAACGAGCCAATAAAGCCCGCAGAAGATGCGGCGAGGTTTTCCGTTACGCTATTGTCACCGGAAGGGCTAAATATAACCCGGCACCTGACCTTGCAGACGCCATGAAAGGATACCGCAAGAAGAACTTCCCGTTTCTTCCAGCAGACCAGATCCCTGCATTCAACAAAGCACTGGCAACATTTTCAGGAAGCATCGTATCGCTCATTGCGACCAAAGTTTTACGCTACACAGCCCTAAGAACGAAAGAGCTTCGTTCCATGCAATGGAAGAACGTCGATTTTGAAAACAGGATTATCACTATCGACGCCAGTGTGATGAAGGGCCGCAAGATTCATGTTGTTCCTATGTCAGACCAGGTGGTTGAACTTCTCACTACGCTAAGCTCCATCACTAAACCAGTATCAGAGTTTGTTTTTGCCGGGCGCAACGATAAGAAGAAGCCAATCTGCGAGAACGCGGTATTGCTTGTGATCAAACAAATCGGCTATGAGGGTCTGGAAAGCGGTCACGGATTCAGGCATGAATTCAGCACAATTATGAACGAGCACGAATGGCCTGCTGACGCTATTGAAGTGCAACTGGCACATGCCAACGGCGGATCTGTGCGTGGGATTTACAACCATGCTCAGTATCTCGATAAACGCAGAGAAATGATGCAATGGTGGGCGGACTGGCTTGATGAAAAGGTGGCATAGCGCCACCTACATCACAGGGCAATCATCAAACTCACCAGAACGCGCATCATTGATGATGTACGTTATCACCCCAAACAAATGCGACTCATCATCAAACAGGCTGGTCGGCTTTGGTATCTCCTCTACCGCTCCAGTCTCAAGATTAATCAGATGTGGTTTAGGGTAGCGCTTGTATCGCTTCACTCTGAACTCATTGTCAACTGAACAAATCAGCAACGAGCCATCAAACGGCATCAGTGAACTGTCAACGACGAGCAAAGCACCGTACATGATGCCTTCTCGCCAGTACGTTTTCCCTGACCGCATGAAGTACGTTGCCGATGGTTTGCTGATTAACGTCTCGTCGAGCGATATGCGTTGCTCAACGTAGTCTGCAGCCGGACTCGGGAATCCCATGATGCACCTCAGTCATCAATACTGGATAAAATCACAGTATAAATGCTCTATATCAAATCAGCAAAGGAATAGGATAAGAATCTTTGCTGAACCGGTCTATATCATGAGACCCTTTGCAGGTTTACCAGAAAAAACCTTAGGTTTTAATGAGCTAACAAAACGTGTCCTCCTAATCATTCTGGGTGCAAAGGTTAAGTTAATTCCTATGAATGAAATTCATGAAACAGTGCAAGTACAAGATGATAAAGAAGGTCTGCCATGAGTGCTTAAGGATGTGTTTGAATAATCCGCTATGCGTATGACATCCCTGGCTAAGGATAGTTCGCCATGTAGAGTTGTAGAATTGATACAGGCTACCAGCATAATATCCAACGATAGCCTGCTCCGTATGTAGACATTATCTATATATAGATCCACCTAAGTATATATTTTTGAGTTTGGTAATGCCTTCCTGAGCGCTTTAAAAACTATTGAAAGTACGTATTTATATACGTATGCAAAAATACAAACAATTACAACAAACAAGACGGATTTTATCCCATCTGAACTTATAAACGATAATAAATGGTATGCTTTCATCAAAAACATGAATTCTATAAGATACATCTCGTAAGATAGTATGCCAATAAATTTCAATGGTGTTATGTTTATATTTGCAACTCTAAGAATCGATGTAATTCCAATTATAAGAAATGCGCTTGCTATATTTGTTGCTGCATAGTCAAAAAAACTAACATCAATCCCTTTATAAAAATAAAGGGATAAAATTAAGGACACCAAAGAAACTATGACAAACAAAAGTAATATCCATTTATCTATTGCATATCCTTTGACTTTTTCATACACCACTCCAATTAGTGAACCTAGTGGAAATGCAGCAACGTATAGTCCGGCCCCTGCTGGAGGAGGGAATATATCTGCGTTTTTGTAAAGCAATACAGAAAAAAGGAAAAGGAAGGCTATTTTAATATTAATAGAGATATTAGCGCTAAAAATTAGAAAAAAAGCCAGATACCATATTATTATAAAAGATATATACCACATACTAGGATCTATAGTGGCATTCAAATCAATGCCTAGTATGGTAATCGCTAAATGATAAAAGTCATCATTTGTAATTGCTGGATGTCCAAAAGCAATAATCCAAACAATGGTTATAATAGCGTATGGAACAAGTACTTTTGATAGCCTTTTTGAAAAAAAAGAATCCAACCCTGATTTAATGTAAGATTGCACAAGGCCAAAGCCTGACAGCATAAGGAATAGAGCAACACCATATGCCCCGGCGTGCGGGATTACATTTACATGCCCAAGCATGACAAGGAGAATAGCAACGCCTTTTAGTTCAATGGTGTGATCTCTATCAAAAATTACATTACTTATTTTTCTCATTTCATGACTACCTGCGCAGTTTTTCATTGCTAATGAATGTTGCATACTTTACAAAAGTATACTATACAGTATTTGCGTTGTCATTGAATATAAATATACCTGCGGCAGAATCATTATTGAGGAGGCCATAGCAGTGGATAATTCATCCACTGCCTAGTGCATATATCAATCGCATGATTGTATTTTTGACAAACCTGATTTAGCTATTCATCTGGAAAGGTTGGCCATATCACATGCTCTGGATCGGTTGAGACATTGATAGATTTAACGTCATTTTTAAATGCCAACCACGCCGACAGTTTCTCCTTGTTGGTGTCGTTGATTTCACCGAGCATCAGTTCTGTTCGCCAGTCGAGCATAGTTTCGTCCGCATGTGCCAGCAGTTGCTGGCGAATTTGTTCAGCGGCAGCAATAAGTTCGTCGTGTGTCGGTGGAGGCATATCCCCCCAGGCAGGATGTCCATCATCACCCGCGATGCGTACTTTCCCTTGCAACGTTCTGTCTTCAATAAATTCCAGGTAAGTGTCATATGTCACTTCGACAATATCAGCAAGTTCCCATCCGGCCTGTTCATGTTTCGCCACATCATTTTTAGCGAAAAAACTATTATTTGAGGCGCTATAAACCATTTCCATATTAATACCCTACTGCAATATAAAAAACTGATTCACCAGCGTCCTGAGAACCTACCCCCGGAACGCCAGACCAGGCTTTGTTAATGAATGCAAAACCGGTATTACTCAGATCAGATGCTCTGTACATCGGGCTGAACATCCAGTAGTTGGCTACATATGTTTGTCCGAAAACAATGCCATAGCACTGATTTGTAAATGGCGTAGAAAATAATTTTCCACCAGTACCAGCGATAGTCCCGAATCGCATCTGGAACCCATTCGGGAAATTAATTCCGCCTGCCGGTGAAGACCAGTAAGACATATCAGGTATTTGCCCAGCACTATTTCCCACGTTTTTTGTTGCAACGGTTCCTAACCCAAGATTAGCTCTTGCATCAGATTTATTTGTTAACTCATAAAGATTATTTTCCTTTTGAAGTGCTCCTGTTATGCGTAAATCATCACCAGCGGCAACGGTTCCGACTGTCGTGCCCACATCCCTTTTCGCCGCTTCTCCTAAACCAAGGTTTTCGAGAGCCGTTTGCACAGTGCCATCCGATTTGATATCGCCAAACGGATTCTTGCGGCTTAACAGCAGCGCACGAAGTGCGGTAAGCAGCTGGTCATGCCGCCCTTTCTCCAGGCTGGCACCGGAGGCCTCCACCACGCTACAAAGTTCTTCCTGCAACATGTCAAAGTAGTCATCATCCAGATCGGTGGCAGGCGTGCCAGTCTGGGGGTTACCACGGGTAAAACCGTTCTTACCCGCGCCGAACTTATCCTTCTGCGCGGTTTTCGTGTCTATACGATGCATGGATTACTCCGGATATTTAAAAATTACGTAGGTATGCGAAGGGCAGAGTTTGTTAAGCACGCACTCGACAACGGTGTCGCCCCAGATACGCAGTGCGGAATCACAGGGATCGCCACATGTCATCCAGGTGGTGTTGGTGGCGGCTGGCATGTTGACCTGCCAGTAATACCGCCATTCCGGCGCATTCACCGCGTCAGTACAGGCCGATGAGCAGGTGAACGTGCTTTTATCGTATCGCGTGATAGTGGCGTCTGGTCTGCCCAGGGCAGCAAGCTGTGCAAGGTAAAAATCCTCATTGATGCCGCCCGCCAGATTAACCTTCGCATCCAGCCGTTGCTGACGCTGGCGAAGGGTCTGTGTCCCTGCGGGAATACATTCATCCGGCAGACCGCACAGACGCTCCCAGCGGTTTATCAGTTCAGTGGTGGTGCGCGGATCCAGCTCCCGCATCAGGGCATCCGCACGCTGATGAACACGGGTTAATGACGGTGCCGCACCTGCAATCGCCGGATCGCTGGCTGACCACGCCGGACCGGGCGGCAGCAGTGTCGACAACAGACGGATGTAATCATCGTTTGTCACGTCCATGAAATCGTCCCCAGAACCGCCAGTTCATTTTTTGCAATGGAGATATTGTCCGCCGGTGCAAGCAACTGATGGCTGTATTCCCCGTTCGCACCGGAAATCGCTTCACTGATACGTGACACCTTCAGTTCTCCCTGCGGATAACCATCACGCAGCAGGAACGAACGCAACTCGGCGGTGATGGCAGCCCGTATTTCCGGTGTGTCCGGCGTCACGCGGATATGAAAATCCACTTTATGCGCCACCGGCCTGAACACATACAAATCAGAGCCTGCCACCGGGGCCAGTGGCCAGATATGTTGTCTTGCCGCCGTTTCCGTTGATTCTTCCGGAATGGGATTAATCAGGTCACTGCTGGCAATCATCACACCGACAGTTCCCGTTCCCATCCAGTGACGGTATGTCCATGCGCGGGTAATGCCGGGCACTTCTTTAGCCCAGACGACATAGTCCCCGTCAGCCCCGCCCTGCGGCGTCCAGTAATACCGCTCAATGACGCGGGCGCGCCACGTTTCCAGATCTTCAGTATCGAATCCGCCAGTCAGGGTATCTGCAACACCGGAAGACGGCAGACCATTCACCGGCGTGACCAGGATTAATGCCGTACCGTCGTCAGCGTTACCGACCGCGCCTGTAGTTGAGCAAGTGATCGGCACACGCAGGACACCACCGGAGCTGGTTGCATCGGCAGTTGCCGTGTACTGAACCAGGTCATCGCGCTGAATCACGCTCCCGGCAGTCACCTTCAGGCCATCGCTGACACCTTCCCAGCGCATATACCCGCTGGCAGCCGTGGCCCCCTTGCGCGGACACCGTTTCATCGCAGCATGTCGCGCCAGCCAGGACTCATCGCACAGGTCAGGCAGCATATTCATTGCCAGATAATCGATGTACCCGTAAACCGTATGCAGCGCCGCCGCATACACCTTTGCCCGCACGTCTTCATCCATGCGCCGGAGCGTGTCGCTGACGTCCAGCCTGGCGAATAAATCGTTACGGAGCATACTGATATTTTCTGCCAGCGTCGGGCGCTGAAATTCACTGTCCGCCATGCGTTATCGCACTCCACAGATCATCAAAAGAAATCATTACCGGTCCGTCACGACGCCAGAGAGTGATACTGTTACCCAGCTCATTAATCCCGGTGCGGCGGATATCCAGATCAATACGGGACACCACGCCGTCATCAATCATCCATTGCAGGCATTCGCGGATATACCCCCTTACCGTCTGCACCAGCTGATTGGTCAGTTTGCTGCGCTGAAGCAGCCACAGTCGGGAGCCGTAACGGTCATTCTGTACCGCAGGCCAGGTATCCCCCCACCATCCCATCGGGACGTCGGCGTTGTCATCAGGCTCCGCCCGCCGCCAGGTGAACAGGGAAATCACCACGGCGCGGGTCAGCGGATCCAGCGGTGCGCTGGCGCAGGTGCGTTTACCGTTCACCGTCAGCCACAGTTCCATCATGCCTCCATCGCTTTATCAGGTTTGTCGGTGTTACTGCCCTGACCGTTCTCTCTGTGACGATGCCCGTTATAGGCAAGCCGCATCGCTGACATGGTGGTGCCGCCGGAGTCGCACAGGTCTTTCACCTGTCCTGTCACTTCCAGGTCCATTTCAAAACGTGCTTTAGGTGAATTGCGAAACGTGATCGTTTTACCTGCACCGTCCACCACGATCCCCTCCCGGGTCAGCGTCACGGACTGCCCCTGATCGTCATAGACAGCCACCTCACCCGTCTGCAGCCCTTTCAGGCGGTAGCGCCGGTCCGACACCGTAACAACCACCGCATGAGAACGGTCGCCATCCGGAAACAACACCACCGCTTCCGCACCGCTGTTTGCCCTTGCGGTAAAACCGTAGGGTTCAAGATGTTCAACCCCGGCTTTGGGTTCACCGGCAATCAGAGACACATCCACGGTCTGACATTTCGTGGCGGCACTGATGCTTTTCACCACTGCCCGCCCAATCAGGCCGAGGAGTTGTCGCTGCATGGCTTCAATCGTCCTCATCAGAACGGGTCCTCCTGTACTCTGGCTTTTTTCTTTTTCCGCGCGCCGGGGGCTTCGGGTTCAGGCAGATAAGCATCAGGTGGGCCGACACGGATTTCCGTCAGGGTGCCGTTCTGGTCCTGAGTAAACGTGACTTCCGAAACAAGCAGTTCGGTATTGTCGAAACCACAGACCGGATCAAAGACAATCACCCGCTGGTTGGGCTGCCACAGCGTACCGTTACCCTGTCGCCAGCCCTGCACCACATAGGTGGTTTCATCCGTCCGCGCCGCCCGTTGTCGGGCTTCAAAGTCCGCACGGGCAATACAGCCTGCCCCCGTAGCCTGCCCTGTCTGCCTGATATACATCGGACGGTAACGGGCAATAAATGCATCCTCTGTGCGGGCCCGCAGCGCGGTGGTGGTGGCCTCACCGAAATCATCATCGTTTCCGGCACGCTGCCCCGCCACCTGGTAAACTGAAAACCGCTCCCGGATACTCTTCTCCGTATCACAGGAAAGGATGTTTTCCCCAAGTACCAGCGCGGTATGTGCCCGCGTTGAGCCAATACCGCCAATCACCAGCCTGCCGTGCGGGTCGTCGTAAGCCAGTGCCTGCTGCTGACCGAGTATTTTGTTGATTACCTCAATCACCGTTTCACCGTGATCAGGCTGGACATCAGGAATAACACCCGACGGCGCACCGCTGTTCACCACCTCAATGCCGAAAGGCGCAGCAAGCGCCTGCGCAATCTGTACCAGCGATCGTCCGTTAAACTGTGTCGGTTCGGCTGCACAGTCAATCAGGTCAGCGGTCAGACTGCGTCCGGCAATACCGGTGCTGACCGAACGGGCATCGTAACGAACGGGCGTCGCCTCCACCCAGCCGGTGATCACCAGCTCATCACCAATCAGCACCTCCACTTTTGAACCGTTTTTAATGCGCGGCTGAAGCGTGGTAATCCCCTCATCTCCCGGCCACTGGCGGGTGATCTCCACACTGAAATCCCGCGCCAGCCGTTCAATACCGGCACCGATGCGCACTGATGTCCAGCCATTCCACTCCCGGCCATTTACCCGTAGCGTGACATTGTCGTTCATTGCACTGGCACCTTCAGAGGGATCACCGGCACAAAGCCGGGATGCGTAATGGCATTACGCCGGATAATGTCCGCGTCACGCGCCGCGTTATCAAACCAGGCCGCCGCCAGCACCAGCGCGGGTAAAACCTCATCCGGTGTGCGCTGAATGATCCGTGCAGACTGTTCAAGGCGCGTGTTGATATCCGCATTCAGATCTGCTTTCACCCGGCGCAGCGCCAGAAACAGCGCATCACTGGTTGTACGGGACAACTCCTTATCAATTGCCGTATTCAGTGTGTCGCGAATGTCGGTCAGTTCTTCCCACGTCGGCAGGTCAACCGTGTTTTTCACCGCCGGTGCATTGTTCAGTGCCGGATGCGTGACGGAAGGCCAGCAAGTGCTCTGCGCAGGTGTTGTTGCCTGCCCCACTGCGGCATTCTGCATCACCGCGGAAGTTGTTAGCGCAGGCAATCGGGTGACGGCATACGCCGCTTCGCTGATTGCGGTCGTACGAAGGGTGCTGGCAACCACGTTACGCTGCTGCGTCGCCGTGGCGGTGGTTTTACTGTCCGTTTTCCAGACGCCGCGCGGTTGCAGATCGCTGCCGAGGCTGACACCGGAAAGCGTTTTGATCATGGTGACCAGGTCGCTGGCGTTACCATAAAGGCGTTTCCCGGTACGCCACATTTTCTGCACCTGCTCAACGAAATTTTTGCCTGACGATGGCGGCGGCAGAAGTACCGAGATATCCCCCTGCAACAGCCTGGCGGCATCCGATACGGCAGAATCCACCACTTTCATCGCATCAGAAACATACCCCAGCATTATGCTGGCATTACCGATAACGTCGTTCTGCACGAAATCCGCCACACCATCGATACTGAAACCGCTGAAGCTGTCACTGATGCAGTCATCCAGTGCAGAACAGGATGACATCAGCGTCTGCGCCGTCGCCGCACCTGATGTGGGGTAAGAGAGTTCTCCCGCTTCGACAAACTTCAGGTCAAAGCGGACAATACGCCCTTCACTCTTCGATGTGCTGACCCGAACTTCTCCGTCAACACAGACTTTCAGCTCACCGTATGTCGGATGGACAAGCGTGCCGGGACCGGGTTTATTCAGCGCGTCAATCAGGCGATCGCGCTGGTCAAAGCAGTCATCTCCCACCACATAAGCCGTGATGGACGGGCGAAAAGTGATTTTCCCCAGGTCTTCGGTATAGGGTTTGTCGCGGTTCGGGTATTCATGTGTTTCCACACGGCGACCGGTTCCCGCACTTTCTTCTTCAACCTTAAACGGCACGCCGCGAAATGACGCGTCCTGGAGTCTGTCACGCCAGCCTGAAGACGACGAAAGTAATGAAGGTCGGGTGGGAAATGAGGATAAATCCATAGACTGACCTCAAAAAGGACTGCGTTATCGTGGAAAACGAAAAGGGGAATACCCCACATCGTGCGTGATTTTCATCAGGGGATCGGCTTTGCCCGGTACATCAATTATCTTCATACCTGGCGGAGCATTCTCGAACGTGACTTTCAGCTCGCTGTGCTGTGTCATGGAAGAAGATGGATTCAACAGCGGAACATTGGGTTTGTACTGGCTCAGGCTGGCCTGATACTGCTCGTACTCTTTACGATCAAAAAAAGGCGTCCAGTCTGAAGCCAGAAACAGCCCTTTATTATCCAGCCAGTTAACCGTATCTTCAGGAACAACACTTTCCAGAGTATCTTTAACCGGCTCATACATCAGGGTTCCCAAAAAACCATATACCCCGGCCTTCCCGATAAAGCCGCGGCCTTTCCCCATCAATCCCGTTTCTGCCGATACCTTCCCCAGCGTACGCATCTCTCTGGTCACTGCGGTAATGGATTTGGTAACGTCAGCAACCCATTTGGTTGCCATAAACAGGGCAATCGCTTTCAGAACAGTTTCCCATCCCCCCATCACCTGCGCCGTTTCATCCACCACGTGCCAGACTTTTTTTATGACAGGGCCTACGGTTTCCCAGTTATCAATAATGAGGTAAGCGCCACCAACCAGAAGAGCAATCAGCCCCTTAGCAGGCGTCATATTCATCACACCGCCGAGAACTTTCATGATTCTGGACAAAGAGCCTGCAGCGGCCCCCACTGTCAGTAAAGCCAGACCGATTTTAGCAATGGTCTTAACGAGCTCCGGGTTTTCACGGACAAACGTTCTCACTTCCTCAAGGAGCGGTTTTACCGCTTCAAGACCATCATTAACCTCAGGAAGAAACGTTTCCCCCAGCGTGGAAGAAATGGCATCAAGTTGATTTTGCAGAAGTAAAAGCTGGTTTTCCGTCGTCGCTGCCCTCGAAGCATATTCCTTCTGCATCGAACTGCCATACTGCTGGGAATCCGCAACCCGCCTGAAGTTGGTACGCAACAAATCAAGGTTAGTCAGCAGAGGTGCTATCGCGCCCAGAGACTCTTTCCCGAACAGGGCATTCAGCACAGCTGCCTGTTTTTCTTTAGGCACTTTAGCCATCGCATCCAGTACAGACAGTATGGTGCCCCGGGCATCTTTCTGCATATCAGCAGCTAATTTCTTCGGATTGATCCGCAGAAAACGCAATGCCTGTTTCTGCGATTTTGTCGCAGAATTTCCCGCGGTCAGGGAAAGCATGAAGTTCTTGATCCCTGTGGCGGCAATTTCTGACTCCACGCCCATCCCGGCAATGGTTGCCCCCATTGCCGCGATTTCGCCGGAAGCCACACCTGCAACACCACCTAAAGGACCAATACGCGTAACAATATCGGAGATTTTCTTCGCGTTCGCCGGGCCGGTATTACCAAGGTAGTTGATTTTGTCAGCCAGCCCGGCCACTTCATCCTGCGTCATATTAAACGCAGTACGCCACTGGGCCATCATCTGCCCGGACTCTTCAGCCGTGGTATCAAAGGCCACGCCCATCTTCACCGCATCAGTGGCAAACTGCATCAGTTCATCACGTGCAATCCCGGCCTGACCGCCAGCCGCCACAATTTCCGCGATCCCGTCTGCAGACATGGGAAGCTCAGTAGACAAAGCGCGTACCTGCTCCGTCATGGCCTTAAACGCATCCGGCGTATCCAGACCGTCCACCACTTTGCGGACATCAGCCATCTTCGATTCAAGGGTGATGGCTGATTTTACAGGGAGTGCCAGTGCCCCCATTATTGCAGTACCCGCCCCGGCAGCGCCCAGAGCAAGGCTGGAGACTTCTTTCTGAAACCCCTTAAGCTGACGCTGCATACCTTTAAGCGGGCCGGACAGCCTGTCAACAGCGGTGATGATGGCTTTCAGCTGAAAATTATCAGCCATGCTTCATCTCCTCATTTATACGGACAGCCTCTGCCTCCAGATCAGCAAAGTGGGAAATAGCCGTCCGGCGAAGTTCAAGGGGGTTTAATTTCCAGAACCACGCGACATTGTAGAATCGCTTCCGGAGCTCTCTTCCGTCTCCAAGCCGGTAAAAAAACGCATTACAATCATGCCTGCCTTGAAAATATCCAGCTTCGTCATCTGCGCTGCAGACGAGCGCGGGATCCCGGCCAGAAGCGGGATATATTTCAGCGCCACCTGACTGTCCATTTTCATACCACCATCAGGCGAAACAGAGAAAGGGAACCCCAGCGCCTCAATCTCGTCATACGTAGGCTCACGTATTTCCAGCACATGCAGTGTTTCTTTGTGGGCGATGATCGGTTTTTTAAGTACAAGCTCAATCACTGGTAATCCCCTTCTTCACCGTGGAACTCAAGATCAACCGTGCCTTCTTCGGCATTATGGTTCGCTTCGCCGTGCAGCCAGGCAGACGACAATACATAGACCTGACCGTTCGCCAGCTCGGCAGTGATGGTCATCTCATCAGACGAGGTGATTTTGTTCACCGGAAAATTCTTCGGCACCTTGAAAGTCCCTTTGACATAAGGCGCACGGTGAGTTTCCTTGCGGTCCACTGAACCGTCCAGGCCGATGATGTCATCATTGACCGTCCTGTTCATGGGCACCTCAATGCCGCCGGTCAGCGATAGCTGTTGACCGTCAATTTTGAAATAACAGGTTCCCCCGATACGGGCCATTATGCAGACTCCTCTGAATACTGAAGACGGAACTGGTTAACCACGGCAAAGACACGCAACTGGTTAACATAGTCAGGCGGGAACAGCGTGTTCAGGCGGTTCGGATCGCTGGCATCACGCTCCACAACCAGGTACTGCTTAAACAGTTCGTAGTTTTCCACGATCCCCGCACGCTCAAGCTGACGGTAGGTTGCCAGCAATTCCCCTTTGATCACCGCCGGTGTGACAATCGCCTGACCGGGACCAAAGCGGGTACCGTCGCTGGCAAGCTTGTGACGCCCGTACTTACTGGTAATGACGGATTTCAGTTTGCGCAGCACATACGCGCTGGTATGCAGCGTCTCGCTGTCGAGGTAGCTGTTATCCGCAACACCGTAAGCGTTTTTCCTGTACGTGGTGACATCACGCTGAATGCGCAGCACCCCGCTTTCGACATACGCCGTTGCCACGCCATGAGACAGCAGGGTCTGTTGTTCGGTCATCGTGAACCGTTTCCCCTTCGGCGCAGGCAGCATACCCACCAGCTCACCGGTCTGCGTGGGACGTGCCGGATCGTTGCGAATAAACACCGCTGCGCGGGCGGTACGGCTTGCCGCCAGCTCGTCGGCAGGCGTCTGGGTCTCTTTTTCGTATCCCGCCAGGGTAATGTGCTGCTGGTTAAACTGGTCACCTGCGGTCACCAGTTCTGACAGCGTGCCGATCTTTGCCGTATACACATGACCATACAGCTGACGCGCATAGCTCCAGCGACCGCTGGTATCGTTCATCTCGGTCACCAGCGTGTTAACGGAGGCCGTGTCGTTGAACGGCAGGCCGATATAATCAAACGGCTCATCCGCCATTGCAGCCACCGCGCCGGTGAGAACCGGAGCACCCGTTCCGGCGGTACCCGTCGCCACGGCAATCTGTACGCCCGCTGGCAGCACTTCGCCCCCACCAAAGCCGTAGTAATTGAGGCTGACAGGAATTTCATTCCCGCAAAGCCCCTTATGACGCGCGGTCAGTGTGACCACGCCTGCCGAAGATGAGGCAGTAAACGGCAGGGTCGGAACGGCATTGATGGCATCCTGGATACTGCTGGCAATCGTCGCAACGTTATCGCCGTTGGTCACCGGTGCCTGCACGCGGGTACGTCCCACATAAACATTCACCGTGCCGCTTTCGGTTGCTTCCCCGGTCACCGTCAGCGTAACCGTTGCCGCCGCGCCTGTGGCTTCCGGAACGGCAATCACATACAGCTCACCAAACGGGTCGGTCTGGCGATAAGCCTCGACCATACGCGCCAGCTGACTTCCCGCACCACAAATCTGGCGTGCATAGTCTGCCGATGGCATCAGCACCAGACTGTTGGCAACAATCTCTGCACCGTTATTGGCATGACCAATCAGCAGCGATGCTCCGCTGTCCTGTGCAGTATTCGCCGCCGAGTTATCCATTTCCGCATAAAAAATCGGAACCAGCGTATTTGACGGAATGGTGTTAAAGCTCGTCATCGGTATTCACCTTTTCATTCACGCGCCGGATATCACCCGCTGCTTCACGGCGCAGCCAGTAGTTGTTCTCATCAACATTTCGCCCCTCGGCGGGCAAAAGGTCTCCGCGGGCAGGGTCAGGCACTGACCGCCCTTTAACAGGTTTCACAAACATGAAGATTCTCAGGAAGGAAGGGTTATTTCGGTGTGATGTTCGATATCGCCGTCAGGCCCGTTACCGGGATCGAGATAATCAACATCAATCGCCAGCGTTCGCAGTTCATCCAGACTGTTCAGGTCATCCTGCTGGCGGGTATCGTCTTCGGTCAGCTCGCTGATGACCGAAAAATCGAACTGATAAATCAGCTCATGACGATTCAGATCCAGCAGCGTGCCGCCGTCATAGGTAATCGGGTTACCGCACGCTTCCGGGTTCCAGCCCAGCAGGGCCTTAAAGAGCATCTGCCGGACATCGTCCACCACATCATACGAGGCAAACTGACCGCGCTCATCACGCCCGTTACTCAGTATGACAACCACGGAGAAGCCCTCTTTCAGCTCCTGCCAGTAGTCGGTCTGGCTTTTGTTTTCTCCCGGAGAGTCATCACCCGGTACCACATACGCCGCCGGGAGTCTCAGCTTTCCGACCTCCGGCAGATTTTTGAACTGTGCCGCGCCTGCCACCCGGTTTTCAAAATACGGGCAGCGGGCACGCAGCGCAGCAATAACAGGCGTCAGTTTCATCTGCGTCGTCGCTCCGGCTTCAGTGATTTACGTAATTCCCTCGCCAGAAAATAGCGTGTCCAGCTGCGGTTCTTTTCAAGAGTTTCCACCATAAAGTTATTACGTGGAGCCAGCCGCCAGCCGCTGCCACCAGATGCACCACGATGATGACTACGACGACGTTTTGCTCCTCCCCGGACACCAAAAAACAGAAACGCCGGATAGAAGTCACCAGAGATCATCCGGTTCCCCTTCCCGTTGCGCTGGTTAGGGGCAATGCGTGTCATAAAACCGGCTCGCTTTTTACTGGCTCTCGGCACCATGTAACCAATCGAACGAGCCAGGCGTCCGGTCTGATAACCGGGGTTTTCACCCGGTGCCGACCGCGCACGGCGCATCACCAGCCGACGGGCATCACGCATATGACGCTGCCCAATCGTGACAAACGCCCGCCGGACACGGGCGCGGTTAAAGCGCATCTCCGCGGGCTGCTGAACATCAACGTGAAAAAAGGGAGTCGCCATTGCTGCCTCCGTGACTCTGCGTAAATTCGCCCAGTTCCGTACACTCCAGCAGCAGAAAGCGCCGCGCCCCGTTCAGATCGCGCTGACGTTTCACCCGGTACACACTGTCATCACAGACCACCTCATAATCAGCAGTGATCCCGCGGCGGTAGCGAATGGTGATGTAATGGGTGATGGCATCTCCGGTCTGCGCGGTTTCCTGCCAGGTGGTGGCACTGGTCTGGATAACCTTCGCCCATGCCCGGAACGCAACCGGGTATTGAGGCTCCACGCCAAAGTTATCCGCGGGCATATCCACCCGCTGGCGGATCAGGACGCGTTTATTCAGTTCGCCGGGGTCCGGCAGTATGTAGGTTGCGCTGGTCTGCGCCTGACGAATTTTCATAGTGGTATAAGGCGATAAGGAGCAACCAACCAGTTAAAACTCATTGGCAACTCCATTTTCTCAACGTCTGTAACCGTTGAGCGGTTTTCGTAGAAATGGCTGACAAGTAGCAGAAGCGCCAGCTTCACATCATCAGATATCACAAGCCCATCAGGATCATCCGCAGGCCTGTCATCTGCGGTTGCATACAACTTACGGTTAAGGAAGTTTTCCGTACGACTCTGAGCGGCCTTACCAAGCAGTTCAAGCAACTCATCTTCATCAGAGAAATCATCATCCAGACGGAGCTGAAGCTTAATCTCTTCCATTTTTAACAGCATAAAACCTCCTGTGCCCGCCAGAACGCGGGCACAAAAAAACCGCATTACGCGGCGTGCTGTATTACGTAAAAAGACTAATCAACCACCAACGCTACCTTTCCCCACCAGCGCTTTAATGGCAGAGGTGTCTTCCAGGATACAGTCAAAACGATGGAAGGCCAGAAAACCGGTCTGATCATATTCCGCGTAACGCTCAACCAGACGTTTAAGAATCATGTATCGCACACGACGGATAATGAAGCGATCAAAGTCACCACAGAACATGAATTTTTTACCCGCCCCGATATCATCAATTTCCTGATCAATGACATACGGTACATTCAACACTGAAGCAGGTGCCACACCAACAATATCCGGCAACCATAAAGGGCGTCCCTGACCGTCTTCCATCTCACTGATCAGTTTCAGCGTATTATCGTTAAACGCCAGGCGGAATTTCGGTCCGCGACGATATGCAGGATCAATGCTGTGTTTCAGAGCCAGAATTTCCTGCCACTTCACCGTATTTGCCGCGGCAGTCTGTGTTGTGCCGGTCACAGATGCGACCAGCCCTTTGGGTTGTTTAGGCGTACCAGCACCCGTCCCCTGAATCAGATAACGGGCTTCACCACGACCAATACGTTCAGCAATGCGACGGGCAAGATAAGCTTCCATATCGATCGCGCTGTCCTGCAGCAACTCATTAGACACACGAATGATTTTCGATGTCATTTTGAGCGCCCCAAGACTTCCCATACCGAAATCGGTGTCTTCTTCACCGGCTTCTTCATTTTCGCCCAGCAGAACACCAACTTCGGAAGTACCATCAGCTGTTGCCCACTCCATGGTGTGACCGTCAGAAGTGGTCAGAATCTGCGCCACACTGGCGATGCCACCGTAGGATTTCATCTTCTCAACAACTTTCGCCAGGAATGTTTCTGGTACGGTATATCCGCCCTTTTCATCCTGAGCTACACCCTGGGCACGAAGTTCACGCAACGCCTTTCGCTCTTCTGATGTCAGCTCACTGGCACCGTGACGCATCCACTTATCAAAAACCTGAGCTCGTTTCTCATCCTGTTGCGAATTGTTTTCCGGATCAAGATTCTGACGCTGCTCTTCCTCATTGCTTTCAATGTACGCCTGATCCTGACGACGCAGTTCTTCTTCGCGTGCAATTCGTTCATCAAGCGCTTCCAGTTCGGATTTTGCTTTGTTCCACTCAGTGCGCTGCTCTTCCGTCCATGCGTTATCACCAATTTTTTCATTCAGGGCGCGCATGTCAGTTGCGATAGTATTACGTTTCTGTTTCAGTTCATGCAGTTTCATGATGTTTCCTTTACGCGTTAAGAAGGGTCAGGACGCGTTCACGCGCCATACGTTGATTAATGGCTTTCTGTAGCGCGCCGCTGTTGCGCGCCTCCTGCCATGCTTTCATGGAGCGAACAGCCGAGTCAGCTTCCTGATAGGCAGGATATGTCACAGGACTGACATCCAGCAGACGGGAAAAGCGGGTTATCTCGCGAATAACAACCCCGTCCTCATCCTGATACCACTCTTCACCGTCACGGGCGACACGGAAAGCGAAAGATGACTGGTTAATATCTCCACGTTGCATCGGGGCCAGCACTAGATCACGAATGGTCTGTGTCTCCGGAGCCTGGATGTCATAGCGTAATCCGCGCTCATCAACTGAAAGATTCAGCGTGCCTGCTGCACTACGCCCAAGAATAAAATTAGGATCGTGGTTAAACAGTGCGCGTACATCATCACCAAGCACATCGTCAAAAGCGCCGGGCCGGATGATTTCGCGGAATGAACCGAATATCAGCTCAGAACGACAGTCAAACACCGATCCATAACCGATAATGTGCGCCGGGTTATCGTCATGCCTCTCAGCACGCACCTCACCGCTGTAACAACGGATTTCACGGTCATTCATTGGTTTTTCCCTCATCGTTTTTTGGGGGCTTAAAATCTCCTGCCGGGTTAGCAGCATTCACGCTTACCAGCATCTCGTCCAGCCCTTCAACCGGATTCATATCCTCGAATGCGCGGGCCTCATTACGGCTCATCCATCCATCGGTAATAGCGAAGTGATAGAATTGTGCGCGCTCCTGCGGAGTTCCGCGTAAAAGCCCCGTCAGATTGAACCTGACGTAATACCCGGCGGCTAACTCAGCGCGGGTAAACAAGCGACGGTTAAGCTCCTGCTCCCAGTTCGTCACCCACGGCATCATCGTGTAGCGGACAAACTGAATCGCCTGCGCAGAAATATTGGAGAAAGTGGCTTTTTCGAGGTCATTAATCATGTGCGCAGGAATATTGAAAATACCGGCGATCATTGAACGGTTCAGCTTCATCATGTCAATGATCTGAGCGTCAACTGGCGACACAGTCAGTGCCTTGTAATCCAGATCGGCTGGCAGCAGCATGGTTTTGTTTTCCTGGCGGCGTAACGCCTGCGATGCCTTCTGCCACTGATCTTTAAGCCAGCCCCAGCTTTCCTTATTGAGTCCGCTTTTAACGGATACTATCCCCGCCGGACGGGCATTACCGCTGAAGAAGCTTTCTGTGTACTTCTGACCGCTCATCCCCATGCCTATTGTTTCGGCATGTTGCATAATCGGACTCAGCCCCATCTTCTGATTATTACCCAGCGCACGGATGTGGATCATATCGTCCGGACTGATCGCAAACGCCCCATATTCGTTGTACAAACCGTAGGTATATCGGCCACCAGTATTCATCAGCGTCGTTTCCCACGGCATACAGCAATCCAGGGATATGACTTCACCGCGACGATTACGTTTCACCCAGGTATACCCATTCCCCCAGCCAAGGATGTGACGTTGCTTCAGTTCGCGCCATTTGTAGCTGGTTTGCCAGGTATTGGGCTCATCATGAACCAGATAAAACGCCGGATGATCGCGTGCGGGTTCAACCTTCCCCTTGTGCCTGCGCATAACATGCAACGGCATCTGGGCAAGGCTGGAAGACAGGACATAGATACAGGAATACACCGCAGCCAGTTTCATCGCAGTCTCAGGACTGACATAAACGTCTGCCCGGAACAGCCCATCAGTATCAACGGCATCACCGGTTATCGGGGTGGAAGGATTCTCCAGTGATTTACTTCTGAACAGAGCATCAAGCAGCACGCGCCCCCCTTCTGGCCATAGCCAGTGCGCCCACCAGCAGTAAAGCACCGGACAAAATCAGAGCCGGAGCCATACCAAACTGCAGGTAAACCCCGCACGTAAGCAGGCCAAAACCAGCCAGCCCGATAACATCAGCAATTAGTGATTTCATAGAATTAAGAGATCATCGTCCGGATCAAGAGATGAGAGGAAATCGTCAGGTTCTTTGAGCATTGCCCGACCGATCGTCATAATCAGTGCAACCGCACCATCGATTTTGTTTTCCGCCTGCTCCTTGACGGGCTTCACTAAATCATCGTTACCTGGCATGTTTTTGCCGACCACATTGCCGATACACCAGGTCATGATGGGATTGCCGTCATGATGAAAGCGTCCCGATTCAATCGCTGCCTCCAGCTCTTTCATCGGGTCGGACATATTGGCGAAGTTCTGGACGATAGTGACGGGATTCAGGTCTTCATCAGCAAGGTCATGTGACAACCCGGTCGCCCCGAAGGGGTCGATGGGTGACTCACTGACCGGGCTGATTTTGTTCGCCGCTTTGGCCTCTTCGAGGATGTAGCGATAATCCACCTCCGCACCATCGGTAACGGTCAGAACGCCCATTTCCACCCATTTCTGAAAACGTTCGGCTGTCCGGCGATCTTCATTTTTCTCGACGCTGTACACCGTGTCATACGGTACCCAGAAACGCGGGGCCACACTGTAGTAATGCGTTTTACCGTCAATCTCGCGGGTATAAAGTCGCGCCATACTGTTCATATCCAGCTTACGCGCCAGGTCAAAAGCCAGAATGCACGGCTGCCCCTCGAACTGCTCAAGGGTCAGTGATTTATCCTCGCAGCTCTGCCAGCTCACCAGGTTGAAATACGCCGAACGCGCCGACACCCAGATATTGAGGTGTTTTGTTTTAAAGACGTTTGCCAGACGGGCGTTATTTTTCGCACGCTGCTGCTGACTTAACAAAAATTCGCGATAAACCGACACGCCAATATTTGGATTGGCTTTTTCCAGCACCTGCGGGTCGGTCCAGTCATCGCCTTCGTCAACGGTATAGATGATCCCGAACAGTTCATCGTTGGGTACCGACCCGTTGAGCATCTCGATAACTTCCCGTCGCTTGTCGTAGCACGGCCCCTCAATGTTGTACCCGGCAGTAGTAATGGCCCACATCAGTGGCTGACGTCGCGCCCCCATCCCGGTAAGCATCGTGGTGTAAAGCGCATCGGTGGCGTGCTCGTGATATTCATCCACCACCGCACAGTGGGGTGATGAACCATCACCGGGGTTACCGATCAGCGGTTCAAACCGCGCGCCATCCTCCGGACGATTCATGTTTGAGGCGTTAACCTCAATCCCGAACGCTTCCGTCAGCATGGGTGTGCGTTTACACATCAGTCGCGCCGGGCGAAAGACTTCCCACGCCTGTTTCTCTGTCGTGGCACCGGAATACACTTCCGCGCCAAACTCGTTATCACAGGCAAAACAATACAGGGCAACACCGGCAGAGATTGCCGATTTGCCGTTCTTACGGGGGATTTCGGTATACACCTCCCGGAAGCGGCGCAGCCGGGACCCTTTATTGACCCAGCCAAACGCACAGCAGACCACAAATAGCTGCCACGGCTCCAGCGTGATGGGCATCCTCTTGAATGCCCACTCACCCTTGGTGTGCGGCAACAGCTGAATAAATTTGGCGGCCCGTTCAGCCAGGTCCTTGTCGAAGCGGTAACGAAACGACTTACTTTTTTCCGCCATCAGGTCATCAAGATGGCGCTGGCAGGCCTGAATCACAAACTGGCAGGCCACAATCTTTCCCCGCACGACATCACGGGCATACTGATTGGCAGCATTTACGTTGGGGTAAGATTTCCGGCTCATGATTCGATGATTTTCAGAAACGGGTTAGTGGCTTTCTTCTGCCCCGCCAGGCCAATCAGACGCTGGCGGCTGCTGGGGTCGAGTCCGAGCATTGCCCCCGTGCTGCTCATCTCGGACTCCTGTTCTTTCTTGGCGGTCAGCTCCGGATTTTTGACCATGCCACCCATTGCACCGGTGATGGTGTTGCCCTGTCTGGCAATATTTTTCACGGCACGCCGCCAGAACTCGTAGGCCACGCACCACCGCTCAAGCACCGCGAGGTCAGTCACGCACAGCAGGCCCTGACCGCAGAGTTCTTTGGTTGTCAGTTGCCACATGATCGTGGCGAGAGGGAGATCTTCTTCAGCGAACCACTCCGGTGGCTCAACACCTTTGATGGGCGTAAAAACAGGTTCATCTTTATTCAGGGCTCGCTTGCCGGGGTTTCCGGCCAGCGCCTTGCGCGCCGTTGGCTTGGGGCGACGCCCGGAACGCCCCGCCGTTCCAGCCATATGCGGCACTCCTGGTTAAATTTCATTTTTCGCGGGTATAAAAAAACGATGGGGCGGGCAGTCCGGAAGACGTCAGGCCGCAGGGATTTGACCCGCCCCTCCCCTCAGGCAGTTGAGAATCATTATCACTTCAACCGTTCACGGGCCGTCTTCGCCTTATGGCACGGCCAGCACAGGCTCTGCAGATTACTGTCTGCATCGGTGCCGCCATGCGCTTTAGGGATGATGTGGTCAACGGTTTTAGCTTCACGCACCACACCGGCACGCAGACATAACTGACACAGGCCTTTGTCACGTTTCAGCACACGCGCACGGATAACGTCCCACTTCGAACCGTAGCCGCGCTGATGACGGGATTGTCCTGGCTTGTATTGCTTCCAGCCTTCGCTTTTGTGGCTTTCGCAGTAGCCTGACGGGTCTGTCGTGGTATTACGGCAGCCGCGAACGCGGCAGGCTTTTGGAGTTCGAGGGGGCATAAATATATTCCTGTTCTTTGTTCGGACTATTTGACTGCTGCCAGCAAAGCGTTACGGCGCATCTCGATACTTCGAATCCCCGCTTTGTCAATATTGCATTGTCCCAACGCCGAAAGCAGGCTCACATTCAGATCCAGACTGGCCCCATAGGTCAGCGGCTCGGGAATGACTGGCTGGGGAGTTTCAGTAGTCAGGCTTGCTGGCAACGGTACCGCCGGAATCGGTACGTAAACTGTTCGCGTACTTCCGCAACCGGTCAGCAGCGGCAGCAGGCACAGGGCGTACAGCACAATCATCATCCGCAACAGCCACTTTGATATCAGCCTGGGTTCTCTGTGACTCCAGTGCGATCTGCTGTTTTGCATGCTGGTTAGCCTCCAGAACTGTATTGACGATTTGCAGTGATTGCAGGACGTTATTGGTAATAGCGGTTGCCGATTCGGCATTTTGTACAGCCTCATCAGCACGTTTCTTTTCGCGCTGGTATTTGCTGTGGTAGTGGTTAGCTGACCAGACGAGAGAACCGAATAAAGTCAGGAGGAAAGCAGAAATAACCAGCTTATAGCGAAGTTTCATTAACCACCCCGCCAGCTTCTTTGAATTTGGCAATCAGACTATCGATCTTGTGTTCATACTGACCGTAGCCAGCACCGGGCAATGAAGCCCAAATATTGCTGCAACGATCAATAGCCTGACGAATATCCCCCCGATCAATCAGCGGCAGCGCGCCGCGTTCTTTAATCTGCTGTAACGCCACCGCATCCTGGCTTTTCGGGGAGAAATCTTTCAGTCCAAGCTGTTTACGGTAGGCGTCCCACCATTTCGACAGCAGTTGATAACGCCCGGCGGCGGTGGATTTCAGTTTCGGGTTAAGCGTAACCAGCTTACGTGGATGATCGGAGTAATCAGTAAGCAGTTCGCCACCAACGATAACGTCATAACCATGATTTCTGGTCTTCTGCCATCCGTTATCAGTTCCTTCTGACCACGCCAGCATATCGAGGAAGGCTTTACGCTGAGGATTAAGGTTTTGCATTTTTCACCCCTGTCAGTCGTTCCCAGAAGTAAGTCAGCGCAACTGAACCCATTGCACCGCTGATCCCTGCTGTGGCGAGAATCATGTAAATGCTAAATCCGCTTTCGATACTTATCAGGCCACCAATAACACCGGTAAAACCCGATACCACTATCTGAGCCAGAGCATTAATCCAGCTCCATGTTGCTTTGCTCTGCTTCACATCAATCAGGTAACGGACAAGCCCGCCCCAGCACGCGAAGATCAGCAGAACGAGCCAGGACATCCCGGCAATGCTCTCTTTTTCGTGCATATGAATAGCCATGATTTTGCCGCCGACGGATGATCGGGACTCTAAATGATAGGGAACAGACTCACGGGGTAATTTAACGACAAAGCACGGAGTTGAAGATCCCCACAAGCCTGGAATAAAAAAGCCAGCGACAGGCTGGCAATGTGAGGGTAACGCAAAGTGCTTAGAAACAAAAAAAGGCCGCCATCGGCGACCTTCGAGGTATCTAGCGTGCTGGATACTTTCAGCTTCGCCTTCAATTCAGCGTTGATTTCTTTCAGGCGATCAACATCGTTTTTAAGTTTTTCAATGTCTTGCCCTTTATTATCAAGGTCGCGCTGAAGACCTTTAATAATTTCTGTTTGGGCCGCCTGTACTTCTCGTGTCGTCTGGAGAGACTTATCAATATCATCAACTTGGTTAATCAAGCGTGTACCGAAAAAGCCTACAACTAACATAGTTATCCCAACCATAAAGTTGAGAACCCAGACTTTTGTTCCGGAAGCAGTGTTTGGAGTTTCGTCGATAAAGTGCACCTTATGCCAGTTAAAGTTACCCAACGTCTGCGCAGATCGTTAGATTCGGCAACATTGTAACTGGATAAGGAATAGAAAACCTTGGAATTTTAAGAAGAAACTGATTGATCGATTATTTAACGAGCGAACACATCCATACACCCCAGACGGGTACTACGACAAAGGCCATGAAATAAGTAACTTTTGCTTGAATGTTTTGCATTTCGCTTCCTTAGCAGTCCGATAAGTACTGTCTGCTCATCCAACCTAACGAATGTAGATCAGAATGACAAGTCTTTCGCGCTAATTTCAATTTGATATCTGTTCGTAAACATGATGGCGCGAAATATTACGCATGAAGTGCTTCTACATCAACATAAAAGTTACTTTTTTTGTGTTCACAGCATGTAAAGTAAAAGCCCCGCACGATGGCGAGGCTGTTAATTCTTTGTCGACCAACAAAGCTATGGCGACGATATCAGATTTACATGAAATATAAGCGTTTCAGTTCGGTTTTGCAAGACTTACGTGCGAACTTGTCGCCTTTTGTTGTGAACGTGATCGCGTTACTGAGATAAGCGCACCGCTATCGAGTCGCATAAAGCAGCTACGCATTGCCAACCAGTGAGGCAGGTATGTCTCTGTCCAGGTGGATTTCGCCACGCCAACCAGTTCCGCCAGCTTCTGGTATTCGTAGGCATCTTTCCCGACCAACCCTGCTTTGACATCCTGCGCTGCCAGCCATATCAGCTTCTTCAGGCGCTCCATGGTCTTGCCTGCCACCCTCTTCGCGCCGAGATACCCCCTGAATTCAGACCACGCCCACTGGGTGATCGCCACCTGGTATTCAAAGCTGATGTTTTCACTGTAACTCCACAGCAACCACGCTTTCTGATGTTCTTCGAGAGACAGAACCGCGCGGCGCCATGAAGATGTTGAGAACTCAACCTGGCTGACCAGTGCAATGGATGAACCTTTTGCGTACGACTGCTTACCGGAAATCGGCGGATTATCCAGCGTAATCATCTTGCCCGTTACCTCATCCAGAATGCGCGGCTTCTTTCGTTTATATGTACCAGTATCAAATTGTGCATGCTCCAGCCAGGCTTCAAGCTGTTCAACAGTCATACCAGGGTTAAAAAAATATGGCTGCTGCTTTTCGCCCTGCATTATTGACCTCCAGAAAAGCAAAAACCCCGCCGAAGCGAGGTTTGTTATGATTTCGTTAACGGCAGACATACAAAGCCCATCGTTAGGAGAATCCTAACCATATTTTTTGAAAAATGCAAGCATCATGTCGCCATCTTCGGCGAAAATCATTTATCTTGTCACTTTTCTCAATTGTGTCTCTGCATATGCTTCTTCCTGCCAGCACTTTGTAACCAGTTTATCAATAACATCTGCATATCCTTTGTACCACTGATAATCCGTCAGGTCCGGTACCAGCTTCTGGACATGATGCCGCGCCAGTGTGGTTGGTAAACGGCTAAACCGGTTTCCATTGCAACGCCCACAAATCTTATAAACAGGCGTGCCATGAAGCCGGGTCCTTTTTTCATCCAGGACAATACCTTTACCCTTACACCCTCTGCACGCTGTGCTGACTTCTCCCTTACCATGACAATGCTGACATAGTTCCTTCACCCACTCCTCCTTGATAACAGATTCACCGCTTCTGGAGTGTTTCACCACTTCGCGCAATACATTATGAAATCCAGTACCTGCACAATGCTCACAGCGAGCCTTACTTGCCGCAGACCTGGAATAATCAGCAAAGGCAAAATTCACAAGGTAAGGGATGATCTGTAACCGGGTTTCTTCACTCAATTTGTTCAATGTCGGGTTATCCAGTGCCATCGCGTAATTGAGCAGACCTTCAATCGCAAATTGAGGATCCTGAACACCAACTTTTGCCAGGAATAAGGCAAACCCAAGCGGTGCTTTCGACTGCACCATCCCCTGCGCAGCCATCACATCCGTAATCGTTAAACCACCTGAGCCTGTCGCCGGTGCGTCATCGCTCAATTTTGGAGATTTTGGGGAGTAATATTTTGGTAAGGCTTCAAGGTTCATGCTCGTTCTCCACTTACGCCAATACGCCAATTGCCAGCGCACGATCGATAAAACGAAATATCAGCTCCAGCTGGGAGCCATACTTCTCTTCAAATGCCACGGTATCCGCATGCAGCTCGTCGTGATGCTTTCTGCACAAAGGCAACACAAAGAGGTCATGCGCTTTTGTACCCATTCCCCCCTGACCGTGACCTATCAGGTGGTGGGGATCATCAGCGGGCTTTCCACAACATGCACACGGCTGTGTCTTAACCCAGCGCGTGTACTTTTCATTAACCCAGCGGCGACGTTTTGGGCGTAACATAAAAGACTCCGGCGACTCCGGATCCACTTTCAGCGCCAGCACCTTTTTCGCTTTATCTTGGATGATGCTGGTGGCAGGAACCGAAGGCACAAGGTCACTTTCCCGGGTGACAGACGGCACAACAGGTTTCGGTAATCTCAGCGCCTTACGGGCTGCGCTTTCAGGTAAGGCATCCGCCAGGTCATTACGAATCAGCCACCAGCACAGTTCCGGCATTGTCACGGCATGGTTATCATCAAAACCGAGATCCCGACGGACTACAGACAACACCCAGCGGGCACAGTTATCCGTTGCCATTGATTCCAGCCGTTCCGTGAACTGATCGCGCAGCTGGTTATCGCAGTGCCAGCACAGACGGATTGCGCCCGGAGCGTGTCGCATTGTTGTCATGTTCTCGCTGTGCCAGTCGGAATGAAGCCACTGGCAGCCTTTTTCACGAAGTAACCAGCTTTCAAGACATTCCACGCCACCAGCACGACGGATCACTGCCTCATTGCGGAACACGGCCCGAACGGCAGGATCATCCGCCAGCGGTTGTGATGCCGCGGGAACGGCACCACTGGCGAAAGATGAATAACGTTCCGGCTCAGGCTCCAGCAGGACACGCCCCTGCATAAACAAGGGCATCAGCTCTGAACCTGGCCTGAACAATACGATCCCCATACGCGGGGCAATTTCAGGGGTCAGTAGTGCTCTCACGGTCACCTCAATGAACGGTATCGAGCAGCTTTAACAGCTCTGGGAATCGGGATTCGAAGAAATGCGGCTGCGTCTCGCGCGGATTTGCGGGACTGGTGATGTTCTTGCCGAACATGCAGCCTTTCGCTGTCAGCGACCAGAATTTTTTGATGTTGTTAATCGCGGTACGGCTGTATCGTTCGCGCTGCTCGACGATCCCCAGCTTCACCATCTGGTGATATGCCTGATTAGCTGTCAGGCGGATACCATACTGCTTCAGCAGTGCACTCAGTGACAGCGTGGGGCGGCTTGAGCCATCAGGCGCGTCAGCAGGAGCATCAATGGCATAGCGCGGTGCCAGATTCGGTAAGCCAACAGCCTCCTGGAGTTTCTGACAGGCACCAAGCACTGAAGAGTTAGACAGGTTTAATTCCCGGCGCATAAAGTCCAGCAGAATCACACCAGCCTGCATCTTGTCAGCAGCCTGTCCGGATAATTTTTCCGGTGCGCTGGTTACCATGTCGAAAGTACGGATCACCTTCAGATGGAATGACGGGCTGATCCACATTGCATAGGCATACACCAGTTCCTTGCAGACATACGTTCCCCGTTCATTTCCCCCATGAATCACACTCACCGGGTCAACACCCAAATTCTGGGTGTTGGTCAATTCATGAACAAGCTCAACAGTTTGTTGGCTGGAAAGAAACTTTCCTGGCTCCTTGGTTCTGGCATTTGCACCAGATGCTACTGCTGCGCGATGCAGATCGTTCAGACTGTAACGCCCATAAGCATCACGACGAACTTCAATACCATCAATGACCATCAGATTATTCATACTTCGTTTCTCCTCTTAATCAGGCGGCTGCACCCGCCGTTTTCTCGAACTTACTGATAGTGATCTCGACCTTCCCTTTCGGGATAACCGGTCCCCACTCAACCAGCATTCTTTTCACCTGACTGTCGTCTTCCCACACACCCGCGTGGGTCAGGGCGTCAAACAGCGCCTTGTTATAGTTGTCCAGATCGCGGATCCGGTTATCCGGAGGAAACAACACAATCTCTACTGAAGCTGGTGCCGACGTTGGTTTCGGCAAACGACGTAACTGCTCAACTATTGCTGAGCACGCCGCGCTCTGGAATTTGCGCCCCGCCGCGCTTATCAGGCTCTTACCTGCAAACGCCCCTTTGTTGGGGTGTCGCCAGTACGAGTTCACGCTGGGCGGGAAAGGCAGGATCAGCTTCATACTTTCAGGCCCCTCTCATGTAACCAGTGGGCTGCACGCAGCCTGCCGTTTTCCTCACCGGCAAGCAGTGCGCGGATAATCCCGACCGCCTCGCTGTCGTCGTCCTTCACCGCGGTATGAAGCGTTATCCCCCGGGCCACGCCACGCTTTATCGTGATGACGCCTTTTTTCTCCAGTGCACGAAGATGCTCTACCGCTGCATTCACTGAACGGTATCCCAGCATGGTTGCCACCTCCTGATTGGTTGGCGGAAAGCCACGCTCTTTCTGGTAAGAAATCAGCATATCCAGCACCTGCTGCTGGCATTGAGTTAACGTCGTCATGCCGCCATCTCCCTGACCAGTTTTTCCGCCTGCTGGCGAACCTGCACCAGAAAGGCCTCACCACATGCCTCAAGTTCATCGCGCCCGATGTAGCTGATTGTCGGTCCCTTCCAGGTCTTGTCGAAAACAGCAATAGCACCAGCGAAGAACGCTCCTGTCGGCACCTGCTTCTCGTCCTTCGGGATAAACCAGGCAGGCAGTTCAAAACCAATACGCCCGCGAATAAAAGCAATATGGTCCGCATCTTCCGGCCACCACACTTCGCTGGTGGCAGCTTTGATCAGGAAAACATAGCGCCCGCCCTTATCACGCATGGCACTGGCATGTTTCATGATGTAACGCATGCCGGTGATGTATTGCCCCTCATGCTGACTGGCGCGGCTGTATGGAGGATTTCCAAAGGCAGCACCTTTAAGCTCCGCAAGACGTTCTGACCAGTCATGCGCCAGCGCGTTGTCTTCCGCCGTGTAATACGCGGCGCATTTGGCGTTATCACCGTCAGTAAACAGATCCAGAACAAACGGGCCAAACAGGGTGTTAATTCCCCAGAAAATGTTGTCCGGTGTGCGCCACTGATCGCCCACTTCCTTCAGTTCATGGGCTGGTTTGTTTCGCAACTCCACCAGCGCCTGGCAATATTTATTACTCATTAAGCCCCCACGTAATTCCCTGACAGATACCACTCATCACCCGATACAGCGCGCTTGCTGCTTTTCCGTAAGCACCGCTCACGATGCGCCAGAAAATTGTTTCGTTCTGGCTGGGAGTGGCTTTCACGGAATGCCGCCATCCACACCGTTGCAGCACGACGGTATAAGCCCCTTGACTCCAGTTCTTCAGCCTGGCGGGTCAGGCACAAAATCACCCGGGGATCGTTAGTGCCGACATAGAAATTGCGCACAGGTCTGGTTTCACGAACTGGTTGTGGTTCCGACTCCTGCGCTCTCTCAGTCAGGCGCGGGAAATGTCTGCGTGTATCTCCTTCACAACGGTGAGCCACACGCCCACTCTGACGTAACTTGCTTGCTGACTGCAGAACGCGCTGCCGTGAGTAACCTGCAAAAGCATCCGCAATGTCTCCGGAAGTACACCCCGGATGGGCTTCAATGAATTTCTGAACTTCATTCAAAAGACTCATAATCACCCCCTGAATCCTGCCGGGATCTGGCTGTAGTCCACATTGTCGTAACTGGCTTTGAAGTACGGGTCTTCACGTTTTTCTGTGTGCGTGCTGACGGACGGCGATAAGCGCAGGGAAAGCTCATCCCATTTTTCCCGCAACTTCGACGGGCTGAGCACGTTACGGCACCAGAACGGATCGCGGCTGACGCGGCTGTACATCTCGCAGATTTGTTTGTGAGTACGACCATCCTGCACACACATCAGGCGAATTTCGTTTGCCCAGGCTGTCCAGTTAGGTTCTTTGGGACGAACCACCTCGCCGTCACATTCGGCGGCCTGCTCGTACAGGGCGATGATTTTTTTCCAGAGCCACTGTGCGCAGGTCAAATCATCCTGCGTTCCCCACTGGCGCTTTTTAGGGCTGAATACAACCGCATCAGGATGGCGAGTTAAAAAATCCTGTTCATCCATCTGCGTGTCCGGTTGCGAAGCGTCCGGACGAGAAGGTTTTTTATCTGATGGATCATGTTTTGATTTTACTGACGGATCCCCGCCAGATTCTGACGGGTGAAAACCCGCTTTTTTGCCAGATTTCGACGCATCAAATTTTGACGGGTCAGATTTTGATGCGTCAGATTTTGACGGGTCAGAATCTGACAGTTGAGAAAATGCCGCTGCCTGAAGCTTCGCAACGTTAAGCTGATAAACATTCGACGCATTGCGGTTACCCTGGCGACGCGCCTTACGCGTTAACCAGCCTTCTGCTTCCAGCCGTGCGATAGCCGTTCTGACGGTACTCATCCCCGCGCCAATCTGGCGGGCAATGGTTTCAATTGATGGCCAGCACACACCTTCGTCATTACTGAAATCAGCCAGGCGGGCCATAATTGCCACGCTGGATAATTTCATGCCTGACGCTGCGCAACCATCCCATACATAGCCGGTTAATTTAGTGCTCATGACCGACCTCTATTTCCCTGAATTTACGACGAAACTGTTCGAGCGGACTGAAGCATTCATGCTCATAGCCTTCGCGGAGGTAGATAACCCGTTGTGTTTCCGGTTCCCAACGAATGACTCTGACGGGCACTCCGTAGTGATCTTTGAACCAGCGGTTAACTTGTCGCAAAGGACTGTCTCCTTCTGCCGGTTGAAATCACCCACAGCCCACTCTGCAAAGCTGTGGGTTACAATTTCCCTGTCACCTGGTACATTCACTGCATAGCAATATTCCACCTTCGCTTTTCCACCCGGAACAGGAAGCGCAATCAGTTGCGAGCGACGGTAGTGTGTTGTTAAACTGTTCATGCGTTAGTTTCTCCACAACCAGAAGCAATCGACGCCACGACGCCCGGAGCTGCACACTCGCGGGCGTCATTACTTTCTGAAATGCAAAAAATTTTGTAGACAAGTGCTGCATGCTCCTGCAGCTTCGAAATTGAGAGATACAGCTCGTCGTTAATTGCTGTCTTCTCATGCGGTTCCACCACACCGTCTTCGATTGCTGAACGAATCTGTTTTGAATAACTGCCGATCTGTTCAATGACTTCCAGCAGACGCTGGTTAATATCGGCGTTGTCCACATCCTCGACGTCAGGAAGAGACACAAAGACGCCATTTGCAGACTGCGCCACAGCATCAGCAATGAAGTGAGTGCCACCAGCACGCTGTAAAACCATTGCCCATCCCAGCGGGAAAATCTGATCGCCATCTGCACGAAGGCGGTTGAATAAAGCGTTTTCTGTTACATCGAGCCAGTCAGCCGCTTCAGCGTAACCACCCGGCAACGCCGCGATAGTTTTTCTGACAGCTTTCACGTACCACTCAGGCTGTTTTTCTATTTTCCAGTGATGCTTACCCACGATTAGCCTCATCGTTCTGTGGTTAAAAATTGAAAGTGTTCTGCTAATCTTTCGGATAGATATCCGGTCTTAAGTCAGATTTCGTAATTGCACCTGACGTGCATTGCTCAAGTTTTTTAGCCAGCACAAAACTGGCTTTTTTATAGCCATTGAAAACCAGCCGTAAGTAGCCAGGTGTTGAGCCAACTTTTCCGGCCAACTCGCCCTGCTGTTCTTTGGTTAAAGAGTCCCAATACGCTTTCATACAATATGTACCTCCTGTGTACATATTACATGATTGAAATGAACCTTCAAGATACTTGTACCTTAACGGTACAAGGGTTTTAATTTCGTTATGAAAACAATCCATGACATCCGGCGGTCTAACGCCAGAAAACTGAGAGATGGTGTTGGCGGGAATTCTTCCTTTGCCACTATGATTGATCGCGAGCCAACCCAGACCAGCAGGTTTATGGGAGATGGTGCTACTAAAAATATCGGTGACAGCATGGCACGACACATCGAAAAATGTTTCGACCTACCTGTCGGATGGCTCGATCAAGAACACCAGACAACGAACATCACAAAAAAACCTGATGTTTCAATCACTAATAAACAAATCACATTAGTCCCTGTCATATCATGGGTACAGGCCGGAGCATGGAAAGAAGTTGGATATTCTGAGGTTGATTTGAGCACAGCAGAAACGTATCCCTGCCCTGTACCCTGTGGGGAAATGACTTATATCTTGCGGGTGATAGGTGATTCAATGATTGATGAGTACCGCCCGGGAGACATGATTTTTGTCGATCCTGAAGTACCTGCCTGCCACGGTGACGACGTTATTGCATTGATGCACGATACAGGTGAAACCACCTTCAAAAGGTTAATAGAAGATGGGACACAGCGTTATCTCAAAGCGTTAAACCCAAACTGGCCTGAGCCTTACATTAAGATCAACGGTAATTGCTCTATAATTGGTACAGTGATTTTCTCAGGAAAACCAAGAAGATACAAAATCAAAGCCTAATCAATGTTTATGAACCTGCTTCGGCAGGTTTTTTTATACTTGACAATGTACCTTTGAGATACATAATGTACCCAAGAGAAACAACGAACAGGCAGGACGCCCACGAAGTAGCCGCCTGGGGCATATGAAGTCCAGGATGATTCGTTGAGTCATGTTGTGCCACTAGGCACTCATGTTAAAGCAGGTGTATGAAATGAAAGTCCAGATTTTAAACAATAACTGTGAAGTCGTTTGGGCGTAAAACATGACCGCGCGTAGACCAAGGGAGGAAAAAGTGGGAATAGTTAGAAATCAAGCAGATATATTGAAAATCAGCTCTGAATTACTTGGAGTTTTGAAAAGTGAGCTCACCGCACATGGCATCGAGCCCACTGACGAAAATTTAAGATGGGTTTTGTCGATTATTCAACAATCACTCAAGCCCAGCCTCAGCAAACTTTTTATCGAGTAGTGCTTCGAACTTATCGTAAAGCTTGCTTATGTCGTCTATCGGGTTTTCTGACGTACTGTAATTTTTATCTGATGTCATGGCAGCAGTCTGATATGCAGTGTGAGTCTTAACCGATAGTTGGAATAAATAAAGAATTTTTTCTTCTTTGGTCATAACTATTTCCTTCTTGGCTATATGAAAACACCAAGATACCACCGAGCCTGAAGTGGTGAAAAGACAGGCACATAACAGCTAAGTATTTTCAACCAAAGAGAATCCTTAGCGTTGTGGTGAATGCGGCTCAGCGCACGCGGGTTAAGGTTGAGGCTGACAGTCGACCTTCTGTGGATACCCACCCGTCTGGTGTGCAACCTTCGCCAGGCACCGGGAGGCACCCGGCACCACAACTTTATGCTGTGTGTAGTCCTGGCGGTACCAGTTTGTACCCTTGCTTCCGGCTGGTACCGTCCTTTTTACAAAACAGAGAAGAGCATCACCGGACGACGGGCTCATAACCCAATCCATCCGGGCGGCTGCCACCGCAGGTGTTCTTCTCTGTTTTGTGGAGAAACTAATCGGCCTTGCAGGGTCGATATGATGAGGAGCAGCAAAATGGCTAGCGAACGCAGTACTGATGTGCAGGCATTTATCGGGGAGCTGGACGGCGGCGTATTTGAAACCAAAATCGGCGCAGTTCTCAGTGAAGTCGCTTCCGGTGTGATGAACACGAAAACCAAAGGTAAGGTCTCACTCAACCTGGAAATCGAACCATTTGATGAGAACCGTGTGAAAATCAAACACAAACTCTCATATGTTCGCCCGACTAACCGCGGGAAAATTTCCGAAGAAGACACCACCGAAACGCCGATGTATGTCAATCGCGGTGGTCGCCTGACTATTCTGCAGGAAGACCAGGGACAGTTACTGACTCTTGCCGGTGAACCTGACGGAAAACTCCGCGCAGCAGGTCGTTAATATCGTTTTTAATTAACTGATTATTTATCTCATCACTGAATATCTTTATATAGTGAGGACTTATTATGTCTCAGAACTTAGACGCAACCGCAATTAATCAAATCCATGCCCTTATTTCTGCTCAGGGTGTTAATGAAATTATCAGTAAGATTGGTGCCGATGCTGTGGCATTGCCTGAGAATTTCCGCATTCATGATCTGGAAAAATTTAATTTAAATCGCTTCCGTTTCCGTGGTGCGCTTTCCACTGCCAGCATCGATGACTTTACCCGTTATTCTAAAGATCTTGCAGATGAAGGCACCCGCTGCTTTATCGATGCTGATAATATGCGTGCCGTCAGTGTGCTTAACCTGGGTACTATTGATGAACCAGGTCACGCAGATAACACCGCCACTCTCAAACTGAAAAAGACAGCACCGTTCTCTGCTCTGTTGTCTGTTAACGGCGAGCGTAACTCCCAGAAATCACTGGCAGAATGGATTGAAGACTGGGCCGACAACCTTGTGGGCTTTGATGCTAATGGTGACGCCATTCAGGCAACAAAAGCGGCTGCGGCAATCCGTAAAATCACGATTGAAGCAAACCAGACCGCTGATTTTGAAGATAATGACTTCAGCGGCAAACGCTCCCTGATGGAATCTGTCGAAGCGAAGACCAAAGACATTATGCCAGTGGCATTTGAATTTAAATGCGTTCCGTTTGAAGGTCTGAAAGAACGTCCGTTTAAATTACGCCTCAGCATTATCACTGGCGATCGTCCTGTACTGGTTCTGCGCATTATTCAGCTGGAAGCGGTGCAGGAAGATATGGCTAACGAATTTCGTGATCTGCTTGTTGAGAAATTCAAAGACAGCAAAGTAGAAACCTTTATTGGTACTTTCACCGCCTGATTTCATTACTGCAAATGCCCCTGCGGGGGCATTTATGGAAACGTAATTAACTCAATAATCACCGGATGGTGAGGGCTTCCTTTTACCCAAACTCAGCGCGGTGCAGCGCATATACGTGGAGAACAAAATGTCATTTATTAAAACTTTTTCCGGGAAGCATTTTTATTATGACAAGATAAATAAAGACGACATCGTGATTAACGATATCGCGGTTTCCCTTTCAAATATCTGCCGCTTTGCCGGTCATCTTTCTCACTTCTACAGTGTCGCCCAACATGCGGTGCTTTGCAGCCAGCTGGTGCCGCAGGAATTTGCTTTTGAAGCGTTAATGCATGATGCAACAGAAGCGTATTGCCAGGACATCCCCGCACCACTGAAACGCCTTCTTCCTGACTATAAACGGATGGAAGAAAAAATAGATGCAGTAATCCGTGAGAAATACGGGTTACCTCCTGTTATGAGCACGCCAGTGAAATATGCCGATCTCATTATGCTGGCAACCGAACGCCGTGATCTCGGGCTTGATGATGGCTCTTTCTGGCCTGTACTGGAAGGCATCCCGGCAACAGAGATGTTCAACGTGATTCCACTGGCACCGGGTCATGCCTACGGGATGTTTATGGAACGTTTTAACGATTTATCGGAGTTACGCAAATGCGCATGAATGTTTTCGAAATGGAAGGGTTTCTTCGCGGGAAATGTGTACCGCGAGATCTGAAAGTGAACGAAACAAATGCTGAGTACCTGGTACGTAAATTCGACGCGCTTGAAGCTAAATGTGCGGCACTGGAAAACAAAATAATACCAGTGTCAGCTGAACTGCCACCAGCAAATGAAAGTGTTCTGTTATTTGATGCTAATGGAGAAGGCTGGCTGATTGGCTGGCGTTCTCTCTGGTACACCTGGGGACAAAAAGAAACCGGAGAATGGCAGTGGACATTTCAGGTTGGGGACCTTGAAAACGTCAATATCACTCACTGGGCAGTAATGCCAAAAGCACCGGAGGCTGGAGCATAATGACCACATTTACCAATAAAGAACTGATTAAAGAAATCAAAGAACGAATCAGCAGCCTAGAGGTTCGAGACGATATTGAGCGCCGTGCTTATGAAATCGCACTCGTATCTCTGGAAGTAGAGCCAGATGAACGCGAAGCCTATGAATTATTCATGGAAAAGCGTTTCGGTGACTTAGTAGATCGTCGGAGAGCAAAAAACGGCGATAACGAATACATGGCATGGGATATGACTCTCGGTTGGATCGTCTGGCAGCAACGAGCTGGTATCCATTTTTCAACAATGTCACAGCAAGAGGTGAAATAATGGAGCCATACAGCCTCACACTCGATGAGTCCTGTTCATTTCTCAAGATATCCAGACCTACCATTGCTGCATCAATGCGGCTTTTTATTGCCTGATTTGCAGGTTCGATTCCATATTCGGAGATAGCACTCATGCAACACGAACTACAACCTGATTCACTGGTTGATTTGAAATTCATCATGGCTGATACTGGCTTCGGTAAGACCTTCATCTATGACCGGATTAAGTCCGGCGACCTGCCTAAAGCCAAAGTTATCCACGGACGAGCAAGATGGTTATATCGTGACCATTGTGAATTCAAAAATAAGCTCTTAAGCCGCGCCAATGGGTAAAATAGCGGGTAAAATATTTTTCACATCTAAAAAACACCATTCCAATCAATCCCCTGCCGCCTCAAGTAGATGTCTGCAGGGGACACCAGATACCCTTCAAACGATATCTACCTTCACCCCGTAAAAGATAAGTTTGGCAGCACATTTGCCCTATCTACTCATTTTTCCTGCAACAGGTTGAAATCTCAACACGGTCAGAAAACGCTGATGACTAAACAGCCCTGGGCCGGGCGATGTAACCATCACACACAATCCTGATCGCGAAATATGGCGTGACTTGATACTTCACTCCACAATGCTTTCCTTGATGAATTCGCAGGCCCGTGATACACGGGACAGGTCGCTGAATTACGACAATGCCCTGGAAATCAGCGAGCCGTGTATCCAGAGTACATTTGAGCGACTGTACCAGAACATGAATGAGGCGTTTGGATTAGGCGATTATTAGCAGGGCTAAGCATTTTGGTATTATTATTTTCCGGTTGAGGGATATAGAGCTATCGACAACAACCGGAAAAAGTTTACGTTTATATTGCTGAAGGTACTGGCGTTTCCATCACTATTTGCTCACGTTTTTTACTCAGGAAGAAAATGCCAAATAGCAACATCAGGCAGACAATACCCGAAATTGCGAAAAAAACCGTCTGGTAGCCTGCGTGGTCAAAGAGTATCCCAGTCGGCGTTGAAAGCAGCACAATCCCCAACGAACTGGCAATTTGAAAACCAATCAGAAAGATCGTCGACGACAGGCGCTTATCAAAATTTGCCACGCTGTATTTGAAGACGGATATGACACAAAGTGGAACCTCAATGGCATGTAACAGCTTCACTAATGAAATAATCCAGGGGTTAACGAATAGCGCGCAGGAAAGGATACGCAACGCCATAATCACAACACCGATAAGTAATGCATTTTTTGGCCCTACCCGATTCACAAAGAAAGGAATAATCGCCATGCACAGCGCTTCGAGTACCACCTGGAATGAGTTGAGATAACCATACAGGCGCGTTCCTACATCGTGTGATTCGAATAAACCTGCATAAAAGACAGGAAAGAGTTGTTGATCAAAAATGTTATAGAAAGACCACGTCCCCACAATAAATATGACGAAAACCCAGAAGTTTCGATCCTTGAAAACTGCGATAAAATCCTCTTTTTTTACCCCTCCCGCATCCGCCGCTATGCACTGGTGATCCTTATCTTTAAAACGCATGTTGATCATCATAAATACAGCGCCAAATAGCGAGACCAACCAGAAGTTGATATGGGGACTGATACTAAAAAATATACCGGCAAAGAACGCGCCAATAGCATAGCCAAAAGATCCCCAGGCGCGCGCTGTTCCATATTCGAAATGAAAATTTCGCGCCATTTTTTCGGTGAAGCTGTCAAGCAAACCGCATCCCGCCAGATACCCCAGGCCAAAAAAGAGCGCCCCCAGAATTAGACCTGCAGAAAAATTGCTTTGCAGTAACGGTTCATAAACGTAAATCATAAACGGTCCGGTCAAGACCAGAATGAAACTCATACACCAGATGAGCGGTTTCTTCAGACCGAGTTTATCCTGAACGATGCCGTAGAACATCATAAATAGAATGCTGGTAAACTGGTTGACCGAATAAAGTGTACCTAATTCCGTCCCTGTTAATCCTAGATGTCCTTTCAGCCAAATAGCGTATAATGACCACCACAGCGACCAGGAAATAAAAAAGAGAAATGAGTAACTGGATGCAAAACGATAGTACGCATTTCTGAATGGAATATTCAGTGCCAT